CAGAACGGGCACCTGTCGGGCAAGTCGATCTACGTCAACGCCGACGGCCATCTGTACGTGATCAGCGTCAAAGACCCTTTCGAGGTGGCACCGGGTCAGACCGTGGACATGGGCGCCTCGGCGATGTGGCAGGGCCTCACGGCCACGGCGGGGTCCAATCCGATTCGGTTGTGCATCACGCCGTTCGGCCCGGACGGCACCAAGCTGCCCGATATCGTCATCAAGCAGATACAGCCGGTGGCCGCGGACTCGGCATGGGTGCGTGCCAGTCTGACTGGCTCATGGACCGTCCCGGCCGATGGTTCGATCAAGTGGGCAACGGTGACATTGGTGGTCACCGAGGGCGCCTCGGGTGGGCCGGTCCATTTCTCGAACGTCGCTTCGGTGATGTCAAACCTGGGGCCGGTGCTGGGTAAGTTCAGATCGTTCTTCGATGCCATTGGTGGACAAGCCAACTCGGGTATCGTGCAGTTCGAGCAGCGATTCGCCGCGATCACAGCCGACGGCAAGATCACTGCCTCGGAACTGTTGGGCCTAATCGGCCTGGGCAACATTCCGACGTTGCCCCAGGTCAAGATCCAAGACCTGCAAACCACGTTCAATCAGTTGGGGGACATCTACAACGGCTTGGTGGTAACGCCGATCAACGGATTTGTCGCGGCCATCGCAACGTGGTTCGGGGCCAACAAGGACAAGACCCAGAAACTCACCAGCGGCGGAACCCTGTCCGTCGGAGATGTCGTCGGTAATTTCGATATGAGCCGGGTCGATGATCTTGTCGATAACCTCGGCAACATTCTGTCTGGGGTCAAGGACGGCGCCGACGGTGTGGGCACCGGCACCACGGGCGCTATCGGGGATCGCATCAATCAGGCCAAGGACTCGCTACTGGCGCTGCTGGGCCTGTCTCAAGATGCGCTCAAGAGCGCTATCGCCGCGCAGACCACCCTGCAAGAGCAGGAGACCGAGCAGAACACCGGCGACGGCAATAGCTACAGTTTCGTGTTCTCCGGGGCAGACGGGGCCGCGCTGAATGCGACTGATTGGACCACCGGCCCCACGCCCGGCGATATCACCATTCGGGGCGATTCGGGATATGCGGGCGTCAAGAACGGCAATCCTGACGGTTACTTTTTCGCCAGCCCCAACTACACCTATGCCACCGATGGACAGTCGGCCTCATTCGTGCTCGGCAACACCCAAAACGGAAACTACTACTCCGGGGTGTTCATTCGCTGCAACGCCGATCGCACCACGGGCGCCTACTGCCTGGCCAAAGAGGGCGAGGTCCGTGTCGGCAAGTTCACCCGCTCGGGTACCAGCTGGACGTTCGCCACTCCGATGACCTTTCAAGGCGGGCTCTCGTCGGTCAAACAGGGTGCGCGTATCGAAATCCGTTGCAGCGGAGATAACTTCTTTGTCCGCGTGAACGGAAAGCCGGTCACCTCAGCGACCGATGTCGCGGGCACCATCGCCGCCGGGCCGGACTATCGATACGCCATGTTCTGTGTTCAGCGGGCAACGTCGTGGTTCACCTACGACTCATACCGCATCGCAGCATTCGCCATGTCCGATTACGTCGCCTCGGGAGGTAGTGCCACCTTGTCGAACGCGTGGAGCCTAACCCGCTCGTCCACTTCGGGTTTCACATACACCGACCCCATCACCTCAGCGGGCCAGCTACCGGCGTCGTTCTTCACCTTTACCGACTACGCCAATGGCGCCACCATCACCGACCTGGGCCGAGGCGCGGTGACCGTGGATCAAGCCGGGCTCTACAAGCTGGCGACCACGTGTCGCCCATACTCGGCCAAAGGTCCGGTGACCCCGCATTGGTGCCTGTACCGCAACGATGTTCAGGTCACCGGAGCCATCGGCCCCGGCGCCGAATTCGAGATCCTGCTCAACGCGGGCGACAAGATTCAGCCCGCCCTGATCGTTGTCGATTACGACGTGCGCTCCAACGGCTCCACCGGATCGGAAACCGTTGTCTCGCGCACCATCACCCAAGTATTCGGCGTGGCCTCCTTCACGGGCCGAAAACTCATCTGACACCACAGGAGAACTCACCCATGACTACACCTGAAGCACCAGCCACCGTCGATGACGACGAGGATCTGACAGACCCCCCGGCACCCTCGCCCACCCCCGACCCGCCGGCACCGGAACTGCCGCAGGAGCCGCCCACGCCACCGCAGATACCACCCATGCCCGAGCCGAGCACCACGTTCACCATGCCCGAGCTGCCCGGAATCACCTTCGCTGTCGTGCGTGGCGGCTTGGACATCGACGGTAAGACCAACCCGCCCAACTGGATACAGATCACCGGAACCGACAGCGACGGAGCGATAGTGTCCCGCATAGGATTCGCCGGGCCCTAACGTGCCCTGGTCCACCAGCCCGACCGTTGCCGCCACGCGGTCGGGCGGTAAGTGGTCGGTCAATCCGGCCGTGCCAGCTCCCGCACCAAACGGCCGGTGGCACGCCATCATCGGGATCGATGCCGCACTGGCAGTGATGTGTGTCGGCGAGGTTGAGCTGACCGCCATGCAGGCCATGGGCGTGGTCTTGTCGGTACACCTTGACCGCGAGCTGGCGTTGGCCGCGGTGTACCAGCTGGCCGCGCAACGCTCGATCCTGATCACTCGCAACCTTGCGCTACAGGCCACATTCCAACAAGACCTCGCGCTGGCCGTCACCATGGAACGGGCGCTGTTCCTGGCCAAGGTGATCGGCATCGACCTAGCCAACGCGCTGGAGATGACCGGCACCATCGGTTTGCAACGCGTGGCCGCAATCGATCTGACGTGCAACCTGACGGCGCCCCGCTCGATCGGTTTCGACAAACTGCTGCCCGTCGACCTGACACGCACCGTGGCGATGTCCTCGGCGCTGGTGATCGAGCGCGTCGCCAAGATCGACGCCGCCCTGTCGGTAACCATGACGCGGGCATGCAGCCTCGGTTATCCGCCAGGCGGGCTGCCCACGCTCGCCACCTACACCACCGCCGGTGCGTTCACTCACAACATCGTGCGCAACTGCGACTTCATGGACTGCGTTGGGTGCGGTGCCGGAGGCGGCGGGGGTGGCGGTGACGGCGGCCTGGGCAGCACCGGACAGGGCGGCCGTAAAGGCGCATGGAACGCGCGCACCGTCGCCCGCAACATCGACATCCCCGGCTCCGCATTGACCCTGACCGGCATGGTGGGCGCGCCCGGAGCCGCGGGAGCCAAGGAGAAAGACGGCGGCGCCGGCGGTGACACCACATTCCTGATCGACGGAATCACCACAACGTGTGCCGGCGGCGCCGGCGGTAAAGGCGCCTACGCGGGAAACGGACTCAACCAGCCCGGCGAGGCTGCGGGCAACACCACCCTCAACGGCCAGACCTACACCGGCGGCGCGCAGGCAGGCACCAACACCAACGGCAACTCACCCGGAGGCGGCGGTGGCCCCGGCTCGGGCGGCGCGTTCGGCTTCGCCAAACCCGGACGCCTCGGCGGAACGGGCATAGCACATATCCGGTCGTATCAATAGAAAGGGAAATCCACTATGGCATGGGGAATTTCGGCCTACCTGGCGAACAAGATTCTCGATCACATCTGCCGCAACGTGGCCTACACACCACCGGCAACCGTGTACGCCAAGATGCACACCGGCGATCCCGGCGCGAACGGAACGGCTAACGCATCCTCGGTGGCCACCCGCTACGCCTGCGCGTTCAACGCGGCGGCAGCCGGGTCGATCAGCCAATCCAACACCCCCGAGCACACTCTCGGCGCCATGGAAGCCATTGCCGGGGTGTCATTCTGGGATCACCCCACGGCCGGGAACTTCTTGTGGTCATCGCAGGCCGCCGCCTCCAAGTCCGGTGCCAGCGGCGACATCATCCGCATCAACACCGACACCCTCGCACTCGGCCCGCTGGCGGCATGATGCGCCGCCAGCTGCTCATCTATCCGGCCCTCTACCTCGCCGTGTTCGCCGTCGCGTTCCGCCTCGGCTGGTGGGCATCCGACCAGCTCTCTTCCTACGCACAAGAAATCGACCCACGCATCGAAAAGGAGTACACCCGATGACCACCGTGATCACGAAACTCAAGGCCCGCGAGGTTGACAACTTCTGTCGCGCCCGCCGCGGCTTGCCGTACGCATTCGGTGGCGCATTCAGTACCGACCCGAAGCGCTCCACCGACTGCTCGGGTCTGGTATTGCAGACCGGCGCGCTGCTGATGGGGCGCACCGACTGGTCCGGAAACCGCTACGGCTCAACGGAATCGTTCCGCTTGAACTACCCGATTGTTTTCGACATCGGGTTCAAGCGACTGCCCGCCGGCGGCGTGAAGGCGTTGGGTTTTGCGCCGATCATGCTCGTCGGGTTACAGCACGGCGGCGGCGGCGAATACAGCCACACCGCGTGCACACTGTTCTACGCCGATGCTCCCGGCGGTGAGATCAAACAGTCGGTGCGCGGTATTGACTGGGAGAGCCACGGAAACCGCAACGGCGTCGGAGTCGACTACTACGACAACGCCCGCGCCTGGAATGACCCGCTGTTCAGCGACTTCTGGTACCTGGATGCCAAGCTCGAAACCGCTGCCACCCCTGCAACGCCACAGCCTGTCATCGTGGGGCCCGCTGACGATCAGCTCAACATGCAGTGGAACTGCCTCGGCGGCCAAACCCTCGTCGAGGCCGTCGCCCAGATCCGAGACAAGGTGTGCGGCACCGCAGATCGCAGCAAGGCCGGGGTGGTGCTCCGATGAGCGCGCGGCTTCCGCTCAAGCCCGGGTCTTCGGATGCGCGCGGTGACGACGTGTCGCACTGGCAGCGGTGGGGCAAGCAGTACGCCTCGGCGTACGGAGACCTCATGGGTCCGGTGGACGGGTACTACGGAAACGGTGATGCCGCGTTCACCCGAGAGATGCAGCGCCGACTCGGATTACCGCAGACCGGTGTATTCGATGAGCTGACCGCCAGCCGGGTCGGCTATGGCGGCACCGTGGCTCCACGCCCGCGCCGCAAGATCTGGTTGTATTCCTCGCCGGGCTCGGGAGCAGATTGGAACGTGGGTCCGAGCTTCGCCCTCGGCGAGTGGTGCAAGGACGTGCTCAAGATCAACCATCAACCGCTGTCATTCCAAAAGGGCGGCTACCTCGGACTGCTCGGCGGCGATGCGAAATTCAGCTACAACGAGGTCACCTACGACCAGTACAAGTCGCTGCAGTACTGCCTCGACCACAACCCCGACATCAACGACCCGGATCTCGAGCTGTGGTTTTCCGGCTACTCGCAATCGGCCGACGGCATGGAGGACGCACTCGAAATCCTCTTCGGCGACGGCGGTTTCATCCATCCCGGCGACCCGACGCGGACACCTTCGCCTCCCGGCAAGTACCGGCATCTGCGCGACCGGATCAACGGCGTGGTCCAGTTCGGCAACCCCTCGACACCCGTCACCGGCATCGCCCGCAAGGCGCGGCCCGCGTGGCTGGCCAAGCTGGTGCGCAACGTCAACGCCCGGAACGACTTCTACGCCGTCGCGCCAGACAACATCCGCCCGGCGTTCTATGCGATCATCGTGCAGGCCGAGCTGGAGCTGCCGTTCTTCGTACACGTACTGCGCATCGCGGTACCCATCATCACCGACTGGGCCACCGCGGCGCTGCCAATCATCGGCCCGCTACTCGGCGGGTTCGGCCCCATGGCGCAAATGGGCCTGGGCATGATCAGCGGTCTACAGGGGATGGGGCAGAACCCCCTCTTTGGCAACCTCATGGGCCAGGCCGGATCCTCGCGCGATACCAAGGTCGACGACGATCTGCGCCGGCTGCTCTCGCCCACCGGAGTACTACAGAACATCCCCGGCCTCATCGCCCTCATCGCTGCACTACCCGGCCTACAAGCACACGGCGAATACCACCTGCCCAAACCCGAGTTCGGCGGCCGGGACGGCATCGCGGTCGCCTACGACATCATCGCCGGATTCCGCCGATAAGCCTGGCATAGCTGGACTAGCCCGGACGGTCGAGCACGTGAAGTAGTCCACCCAAAACCCCAGCACAACGGCAGTGGTGGACGAAATAGCCGAAAACATACCGGGATCTATACCGGGCTACTCATGACCTGCACTGTTTCCGGTTTTGATCACGAAAATGAGAGGACAACCAACCATGCCCATGCCCAACGACAACGTACGCCTGGCAATCCACGCTGCGAGTCTGCTCGTCTTCATTATCGCGGTGGCAGTGCTCGTCGCTCTCGATAAGCTCCAGAGTGGCGATGGCCTGACGTGGATCGTCACCGGCGCCGGTCTCATCACAGCCGGGCTCTCCACAACCAAGATGATTCAGGACCGGCGCGGCAACGGGCCGGACGGGTCGGCTCAGTGATCCTGCCATCAATCCCGATCACCGAATGGCCCCCACTGCCTCCGCTGGCCCGCGACGGATGGGAACTGGCCACCTGGATCGTCATCGCCCTGGTCGTGCTCGTCCTCGGCCTGTACCGCAAGGATCTTCGCGCCGTGCTCCACCAGGTCAAGAACAGCCACAAGACCAACCTCCGCGACGACGTGGACGGAGTTGGTGACCGACTCGACGACGTGCTCGACCGGCTCGAAGAGTTCGGCCGCGACCTGCGCGGAATGCGCTCCGATATCGGCGGCCTACGCGGCGAGTTGAGAGAAGAACGCAAGGACCGCTTAGCATTCGAGCACCAGGTAACAGAGAAGCTGCGCGACTCAAACTAGCCGACCGGAAACGGCCCTGCTCAAATCCACTGAGCAGGGGCGTTTTTCGGCATTCCTAAGCCTTGTCGGCTTGACATGACGGCACAACGTGATCGTTGGTGATCGCGTGCAGATACCAAACGTTCTTGACTTGTGCCAGCTCAAAGGTTGCTTCCGATGCTGCCGGGGCTTGGATTTGAGGGTCGTTGATTGTTCGCTGCGTGACGGACGTGTACGTGTAGCAGATGACCAGTGTTGCGGTGGACGCATTCAACGCAGTCGCGGATGTAGCGGCGAGATTCAAAGGGCCGGTTGAGTAGCTTTCGGCCTCGTCGGTTTCTTTGTTGCGGCCCACCGTTCCCAGTGATCGCACATCTTCAAAGAGCGCATTCCATGCGGTCCCGTCCAACTGTGGATCAACGATAGCCACGTACCGACGGTAGCTGGGACTGCCCTGCCCCGGTGCTCGGTAGCCTTCCACGGCTGGCCATATGTCCTTGGTGAACCTCTTGACTACCCCGTCTGTGTCGGGTGTTGAAATGGTGGACGTGCTCGCGGCGGGCGTTGTCTCGGGCGCGTTCGTTGCGGTGCAGCCCGCCACCATCGCAACGAACAGCAGCGAGGCGAAAAGCCTTGTGGGTTTCACGGATTGAGCCTCAGCACATCGGTTATCCGCCCATCCCTGTTTGCATTGTCGATGCGCACCGGCACCCCCGAGTATGGCGCGTCAAGCATGAAGCCATTGCCGACATAGATGCCCGTATGCTCGGTGCCGCCGTTGAAGAAGACGAGAACATCGCCAACCTGGGCCTTGGAGCTGATCTGGGCAGACGGGATCTGCACTGCGTCAGGCACTTTGGTCAAGTGTTTGCTTATGTCAATGCGATCGGTCCCCGAACCGAGTTCCTTGCCGTCTGGCCTCTCGAATACGTCAACACCCGCGCCCTGCTGGAACGAGTAGCGAACCAAACCGCCGCAATCGAACCCAGTTCGATTCCAGTCCTGATGATCGTCGGCGCCGCCGCCGTTGTCCCCGTGGCCCTTTGACGGTCCATTCACATCGGTGTTGCCACCCCACGCGTAGGACACGCCTTGCGAGCGGCCAGCCGCCCCGATAGCGCGCAATGACTTATCGCTGACGGCTTCCGGCTTCGGTAAGGCCATGGGGGCACCGATGGCCCGTTGCGTGCCGTCCGCGTTCTTGCCCGATAGGTAGTCTTTCCATGCCTGGTCGCGCGCCGGACCGGGGCCAACGTTTTGGTCGTACCCGGGCGGGTTATCAGCCATGGGGATCGTCTTGCCGGGGATCATGGTCGGCTTGGCCCCGTTGGGGTACGGGGGGTTTCCATCGGCGCCGCCGATCGGACCGGAGGCGAGGATCGACGGGTCGGAGGGCTTGGGATCAAGCGGGCCGACATGTGGCCCATCGGCTACCCCGCCGCCAGGTGTGGTGATCGCTTTGAGTGCGTCGGCAATCTCTGCGTCAACCGCATCGGCCTTGTGGAGCAGCGCTTTCATTTGGTCTTCAAGCTGTTGCTTGGTGGCAACGCTCTGCATATCGCCGAGGGGAACACCGCTCGTGTTGATCGAGCCGTCGTTATTGAGCTTCCAGTGGACCAGCTCGCCGCTTTCGTTGTAGCTGCCGTTGCCGACGATGGTTGCCTTCAAGTAGCGGTACTTGGACTTGATACCCAGCACCTCGTCGTAGAGGGGCCGCAGCTTGTCGGCGACAGCCTTGGCCTGATGCCCTTGTTCATCGACATCGACACGGACCTTGCCGTGGTAGCGGTGCCACGCATCTGCCGTCAGCCCACCCCAGCTGGACAGGTTGGCCTGCACTCCCTCGAGAGTGTCGCCGAGCTTCACATGCGATTTGTGAATGCCATCCATGGTGCCGATGACGTTCTCCAGCCCTTGAGCGTCCCAATGCTCGATATCGTCGCACTCGGCCATCTACCGGCCCTGCCCGTACTGGTCAGCGTTCAGGTCGTCCATTGCGACCACCTGGCCGGTGAACTCCTGCATCCCGATGCCGTGCTCGGTCAGCTGGTGGTGCAGCGCCCGCTTCTGGTCGGTCAACGCCGCGTGCGCCGACTCCAGCGCCCCTTTGGACTGACCCCACATCTGCGACACCGCGGACTCAAGGGCTCCGTGGTGGCCGTCGTGCTCAGCCTTGGACTGCTCCACCGCGTCGAGCAGCCGGTTGGACTCGCGCATCATCGGGTCCGGGTGAAGCTCAAACGAGTACGACATATTTGCCCCCTGTGGTAGCTGATGGGGGCAATATACGTGCGTAACCGGGTGGCCGCTACCCCCTGAGGGGCGAATCGTCATGTTGCCGAGACGGTCGCCATCCGATTCTGGCTGACTCCAGGCAAGATCGCTGCGCGGCGGTACTGTGTGGCCTACAGCTGGGCGGAAACACACTTTCACACCCCGGATTTGTGTCCTTACACCCCGCCCAGCTGCTCACATCCAGCTACCGCGGCGCCGGCAGTTTCCGGGCGCAGCTGGTCATTCGATGTGCCCCGGTTCGCCGGGAGGGATGGTGTCAGCGGTGACGGTGTAGACGTTCGTCGTGACGAGGAAGCGCTGACCAGGCATGACAACCTTGCGCGTCCGCTGCCATGAACCGTCCGGGGCTTTCGGATCGTCACAGATGGTTCGGAATTGTGTACCGAACACTCCTACGCGGTCGGTCTGGCAGCCCGGCGGTGCGGGGTCGTCTGCACTCGCTGCCGGAGCGAGTGCTACGGCTGAGGCGGTCACTCCGGCCGCGGTGAAGAGAGCCCGAGCGCCGACCATAATCCAGACCTTCCGTCGGTGGCCCTAGTTGGACTTGGGCACACAATTCTTGCTGATCGACGACCACACCACCTCGGCCTGACCGGTCGTCATCCCCTGCTTGGCTAATACTCCGGTGACCTTTTCCTCATTCAGTTGGCCGGCGTAAAACGCATTGGTCTTGAGCGTGCAGAATGCACCGATAGATGCGATGACTTTGAAGCTGGTCGGCACGTTCGCGGCCTTCAGGTCCGCCTCGATGCTGTCGTACTCATCGGCGCGTGCGGCGGGCGCGAGCAAGACGGCCAGCGCAGTGATGGCCGCAGCCGTTGCGGTGCTCTGCATGAGGCTCATGCGCGGATCGTACTGCGATCCACTCAGCCACCTGCCAGGAATGCCACCAGTCGGTCCACCTTGTCGATCCCGGTGAAGTGCCGGGGCGCGCGGCGGCTGTCCTGTCCGTCGGCCCACAGAATCACTCCGGTGTGCGCGTACATGATGCTCACCCACGACGGCGTGCCGGGAAGCCGATAGACGCACTCACGGTGCGCATCAGCCGCCCCGGCACCACCATTGAAGACCCAACCGTTCGCCAGTGCGGCACGATCGATCTTCTGCTGGCCGGTCATTCTGATTGCCCTTTCGGTTGTGGACGGCGAGAGTTTAGGCCGCTGAATGCCAGGATGGCTGCGCTCCTGTCCCGCTGGCACCCTCGACAGCCGCCCTCATTTCGTGGTCGTCGACGGCGGTGTAGATCTGTGTCGTGGCCACCGAGGCGTGTCCGAGTAGCCGTTGAACGGCGCGAATGTTGCGGGTGGCGCGGTATGCGCGGGTGGCGAAGCGGTGGCGCAGCTTGTGCATGGTCCAGACCTCGGGCATGACCTTCGTGCACAGGGTGCCCACCCAGCGGGGCGACAGGTGTCCGCTGTCGTTGCCCGGGAAGAGCCAGCCGGTCGGGCTGCAGCCCGGAGTGTGCCCGGCCGCGCCGCGCTGGATCATGGCGGCGATCTCATCGGTTATCGGTATGACTCGGTTCTTGTTGCCTTTGCCGTGCACGAGCAGTTGGTAGCCGTCGAATGATTCGATGAGATCGTTGGTGTGGACCTGGGCTACTTCGGCGCGGCGCATCCCGGCTTCGCAGGCCAGGTGCAGCATGACGGTGGTGCGTGCGTCGGCGGCGAGTAGCGATTCTTTCCAGATGCGATCGGGTGCGGGTTTGGGTAGCGGGACTGCGGCGGCGACGTGGGGGAGTTCGGTGGAAGGGTTGGTGTCGATCAGCCCGTCGTCGTGTGCCCAGCCAAAGAAGCTGCGGGCCGAGTTGCGGTAGCCGCGCCGGGTCTCGATGCTCCAATGCTCTTGTGTGGCGAACCAGGCCTTGAGCGTCTTGCCGGTGACTTCCGCGTGCGGCATATCGAGCGCCCGTGCGATCCGGGAGATATGGGACAGTCGCGTGGCAACGGTGGTCCCGGGGCGTCCGGCGGCGAGCAAGTGTTGCCGGTAGCTATCGATGAGCATGTCCCATCCGGCGGGAACGGGTAGAGGGGCTGGGCCGGACTTCTTGCGCGTGTTCATAAATGACCGACCGTAAGTCGGTGGCGAGCGTCCCCCGCCGGGCTTGCGCCGCCTGTGACAAAGCTGTGAGGTCGCTGTGCTGGGCCGGTAACCATCGCGGGCCTATGCTGCCCTGACTGGGAGGGTCAGAATGGGGAGATGCCGCGAAAACCGCACTTCGGACATGGTGCTAACACCAGACCAGAAGGTTAGGGGTTCGAATCCCTTCGGGCGCACCACACCACCGTCGCCATCCGGCCCATCGTTGCCAGGGATCGGTCGAGCGCCAGTCATGACGTAGCCGAATGAAATGTTGAGCGATTCGCAGATTACGTCCAGATCGTTCACATCAAACGGCGTTTTGCCCGTCATGCGCCGAGACATCCTGTCCTGACTGAGACCGGCACGCCGTGCGGCTTCCGAGTCGGAGAGGCCGAGTCGTGCGAATTCCATGCGCAAGCGCCGAATGATGGCATTGGCGCGGCCCTCTCCCCGCTGACCATCCACAAGCATCAGTGTTGTCATGGCGCGTATCTTACGCGCTGAACAAGTAAATGCAAGGTCAATAGCCTGGTAATGGCGTTCTGCGCGACACGCCAGCGAAATTACATACTTGCAACTTGCGCGCTGAGCGCGTAGACATGGCGTATGTCGCTCAGTCAAACCTCTCATCGCGCCGCTGCGGAAGTCCGCGCAGAGATGGCTCGCCAGGGATGTACTCAGGCAGCTCTAGCGGAACGCATCAACCGCGACCAACACTTCATCTCGCGCCGACTCTCCGGCAAGGTGTCATTCACGGTCGACGAGCTGGCCTGCGTCGCCGAAGCCCTCAACGTCACCATTGGGGCACTACTGGTCGACCCAGCCGAGGCTTCCAAGGCGACCGCCTCATGAACGCACTCACCCATCCCGCCGACGAGCGCCGCATACGCGAGATCGTGCGGGAGGAGCTAGCCGGTCTCAAGGGCGGCGATGCGGGCCTCAAGACCTCGGGCATACGCCTCAAGCTCGATGAACTGCTCAATGAGCCGAGCCGTCTTGCTCGCCAGCTCGACGTGCCCCATGAGGGCGAGTCCGACCATGCGTTCACGCGTCGCGTCATCGAGAGCGCCCTCGACCGATTCGTCGGGCGTGAGGTGGTCGGCGATCATGTTTCTGAGCGCGACGCTGCTCTCCCAAGCCTCGGGTATATCCAGCTCAGCCCAAACATTCCCCACAACAAAACTCCTTACGTTGCACGGGCGCTAACCCGTTATGTGACCGGCGCGTTCCTTACCGCGTTCCGGTGGTTGCAGCGTAAGGCGGTGACCCGACGCGCCGCGGAATCCGGGACGCGGCCGTCGGGCACCACACAAGGTGGTGCGCGATGAGTGCCGCCAACGAACGCTCGATCGGCCAAGAGCTGGTGCGGATCATCCGTGATGAGATCCGCGCCTACGACGAACGCAAGGACGAGGCGGTGCGGCTGCGCAAGGTCGCTGACCAGGCGGTCGCCGAGGCTGAGCAGGCAGCCAAGGCCGCGCGGGAGTCAAAGCCGAATTCCATTGGTGGCGCAATCAGCGCCGCCATCGTTGGTGATACCGGTGCGAAGGCAATCGATGCGCTCTTTCGGCAGCACCGACCGCATGTCGACTTCACCATCGGCGGCAACGAGCGTGACCACGGAGTGGTGCAGGCAACCGGGTACGCCGCCGCGACCGCAAAGGCCGTCAACGACGAGATGCTGCGTCGGCAGCAGTCCGCCGGGAAAACCTCGATCCAGACGCGCGGCACCGGGGAGGACCCGCCACGTCGTCGATGGTGGCAGCGCCGAACAGACTGAATCACCTTGTCTGACAACTGAATAGGAAAACCCCGACGGCGGGCTCGCTCGCCAAAGTTCACCCGCCGCCGGGGCCTCTACAACCAGCCTAAAGGAGGCCGGTCATGTCCCACCGTATCCAAGTACCCATTGCGCGCGTCGAGGGTGTCCGCACCGCGATCATGCGGCACGCAGCGTGGACAGTCTCATTTCTCGCCCTGATCTACGCGCTGACCATGCTCGCCGGGCATCAGTACGCGCAGTTCGCCGTCCTCATGACGCTCGTCCTCGCTGCGTCGGGCATTGATCTGCACCTACACCGCCGCGGCCGGTACCGCGACCGGTCGGCCGTGCTGCTGCTCATCGCCTTCGTGGCCATCGTCGTCACCGGCGTGCTCACGCAGGTGGGGGTGAGCGCGTGAACCTCACAAAGCTCTTCGGGTACCGGCGCCGCGTCCCAGAGTCGCGGAATGTGTTGCAGCTCAACAAGACTATCGACAAGACGAGCGCCGTCATGGACGAGTTCACCGCGACTGCCAAGGCTGCCGGGTTTGATCTGGGGTCCGATGCTGACGGTATCGAGCTGGCGCTGGTGGACTTCTTCACCGACCGCGATAGCCGCGACGAGTCCAGCGCTGTGATCAAGGCGGGTGCGTGATGGCCCTCATGCACTACACCAGCGCGCCGCTGGAATTCGACCCGGGCCGCACCTACGAGCAGGACGCACCAAGCGCATTTGGCAAGCCGGTCGGCTTCTGGGTGAGTGTGGTCGGTGAAGATGACTGGGCGACTTGGGTATCGGACAATATGGACTCGGCACGTCTGGCTCACGTCCAACGGGTGACACTCGCACCTGACGCGAACATTCTCCAACTAAACAACGCGTACGAACTGGACGTCTTCACCAAACACAATGCGGTAGAGACGGAATACGAACGGCGGTACGCACGGCCATTCAACAAGTGGCCGATCGACTGGCGGGCCGTCGCTGAGAACTACGACGGCATCATCATCGCCCCGTACACGTGGTCACGACGCATGAGTCTCGATTGGTACTACGGCTGGGACTGTGCGAGTGGGTGCATTTGGAACCTATGCGCAATCGCTGCTGTCGAACGCGAGGCGGTGTCGGCATGACGACCAGCCCGTACCCGCCCGATTCGGTGAACAACTACCCCGGCGACTACACCCCCGACGACAACGGCACTATGCCTGAGAACGTCGCGGAGCTTGCCAAGTATGTCGTGGGTCATCGAATCGTCAAGGCAGAGAACAGTCGAACGGTCAATCTCGGCCCATATGACGGCAAGCGCAACTGCTACAGCGAGTCGCTAACCGGCCTCGTGCTCACTCTCGATAACGGGCTTGAGGTGGTCATCGCGGACACGTGGGATTGCTGCGCGAGCACCACCCTGGAGAAGTTCCTGCTCCACCCAGAGCGTGTTGACCACATCATCACCGGGGTTGCGAGCACCGACGGATTCACCAAGTGGCACATCTTCGCCGACTTTGGCGACGTGATGGAGCTGGAGGTCAGCTGGTCGCCGGGTAACCCGTTCTACTACGGCTACGGCTTCGACATCGCGGTCGCACCGCTGGAGGGCGAGGTCGTCTCCGAGACGCCCGAATTGCCTGCAACAGCGCAACGCGCATCGGAGGCGGGCTGGTGACGCTACACAAGGTCACGATCTGCGACCACTGGCATTGGCTGCTATGGGACGGGAAGTTGACACACCTGCCCTGCCGTGCGGACGAGGACTACCAGGCGGGCGATTGCGTCGTCTTCGAGGGTCGCACGTGGCGCGAATGGAAGATCACCCACGTGCTCAACAACGCCTCTATGCCGGGCGTTGTTGATGGCTACGTGATTCTCTCGCTAGAGCATCCCGACAAGACCGAGCGTGAGCGCCAGTATCACCAGCGCTACGAGATTGTCGAGAGCCTACGTCGCTCTAATGCCGCACTGCGCGGGGTGATTACGCGTCTGCGCAACCAGATCAGCATGCGCGAGCACCAGGAGGTGGTGTCGTCATGACCGTTATGACGATCGACGTTGACGAGAGCTACGAAACGAACATGCGCGTCCTCAAGGGCGTGCTGTACCGCCTCGTCGAGGCTGTACGGGAGACCGACCCTCATCAGGTGCATCGCGAGCTGGTCTCAATGTGGTTGCGCCACCCGGTCAAAGCCGCACAGCTGATGATGGCGCTTGCCATCGGATTCGACCCAGACACGGTGACAACCAAGATGCTCGACCGGCGCGCCGAGGAAATCGCAGGGGTGGCCGCATGATCGAGCCCGGGTCGCCCGAGTGGCTGAAAGTTATTACACCCTCCAAGGTTCCATCGATTCTCGGTGTTTCCCGCTGGAAATCGCAGTACACCCTATGGCACGAAATGGCCGGAATCATCACACCCGCACCGATTTCCGTCGCCCGACAGGATGACTTCGACTATGGCCACGCGTGCGAGCTGGCAGCACGCGAGTACTGGAAGTTCAAGAACCCGGGCTGGCGGATCTCACAGGGTGAGGTGCAGTGCAGCAACGATGACCTACCGTTCGCCAACCTGGCCACGATCGACTTACGCGGTTCTCGGGGCAGCCTGCGCCGTGTCGTCGAGGTCAAGACCGCAAGAGATCTCGGCGAATTCGGCGACGACGGCAGCGGCGAGCTGCCACGCGACTACGCCGCCCAGGTGCTCATGCAGATGTTGATCACCGGGTGGCACGAAACCGCCGACCTGGTGTGTTGGGCGCAGTACGGGAAGCCCCGCATCTACCACGTGGAGTGGAACCAAAAGGTAGCCGACGGCATCGCCGAAGCCTGCCTGCAGTGGGAGCGCTCAATCGCGAACGGATCTCGACCTGCGCTCGACAACACGGTCTCCACCTACGAGACCGTCAAGGCGCTCCATCCAGATATCGACGGCAGCACAACCGAACTGGATCCCGATCTGGCCATCGAGTACCTGGCGGCCGACCGCGAAGCCAAGGCCGCCGAGAAGCACGCACTCGGCCTCAAGACGCGAGTACTCGACGCGATGGGCACCAGCCAGCACGCAGTCGTCGGTGATCACAAGATCGCCCGCCGTCAACCGAACAAGTACGGCGTCTCGCTCGTACCGAACCCCAAGACAGACCCCCAATCCATCCCAACAAAGGAGATCGCGTGACCAACGAGATTCAAACTATCGACTCCGCGCAGGTGGTTACCGCCACCGATACTGCGCTGGCCATCGCCGCCGACCAGACCGAGTTCAACCAGGCTCAGATAGCGGCACTTAAGCAGCTCGGCGTCGAGGATGCCCCACGCGGCGACCTGGACGTGTTCTTCCACACCGCCAAGCGCACCGGCCTGGACCCATTCAGCAAGCAGATCTACATGATCGGCCGTAACACCAAGGTCGGCGGCTATGGGGGCGCGCCGGAACGCTGGGAGACCAAGTACACCATCCAGACCGGCATTGAGGGCTACCGCGTCGTCGGGCACCGCATCGCTCGCCGCGAGGTCATTGGGCGCCCCTTCGCTCGGCGCCTGTTCTGCGGCCGTGATGGCGTCTGGCGGGATGTTCTGATCGAGAACGGCCCCCCGGTCGCCGCCAAAGCCGAAATCACCTGCGATGGCGTACTCGTGGGCGAGGCGGTCGTCAAGTTCGTCGAATACGCGCAGACCACCCGGGCCGGCGAGCTTGTCGGCCAGTGGCGCGACAAACCAACCGTGATGATCGGCAAGTGCGCCGAAGCCGCCGCCTGGCGCGCCGCATTCCCCCAGGACTTCGCCGGGGTCTACGAGCCCGCCGAGTTCGACCGTCATCAGATTATCGACGGCGAGGTCGAACCCGTCCGAGTCCGCGCCGAGCGTGCCGACCGAGGCGTTCAGGGCGTCGCAGCCGCGCTGGGAATCAAGACGGAGACGGTCGACACCGAGGCGCCCTCACCCGCCGAGCCCACCTCGGAAGCGCCCACCGTCGAACTGATCACCCCGGCCCAGTCGCGCAAGCTGTACGCCCTACTTCGGGAGCGCGGCCTCGAAGACAAAGACGCTGCCCTGGCGTGGATCTCGTCGGCACTGAGCAGGACCCGAAACCCTGTGGTCAGCACCAAGGATCTCACCAAGACCGAGGCCGCCACCCTGATCGACATTCTCGAAGCCGACCGCGCGGAGGGTGCCGAATGATCACCATCGAGGCGGGCAAGCTCGCTAACCTCCTGACTGACCTACTCGACACCGCCGACGAGACCCGGGGTATCCACCTGGCCACCCACCGAGCAGCAATCGGCGACGAGCCCGGGGAGACGGACGTGCTGGCCGGGCTGTCCTCCACCGGATTCGTCCTCGGTCACACCTGGGCCGAGTGCATCGGCCAGGGTGGGGCAACGGTGTGGACTGTTGATGCCGCCGCCATCGTGGTCAGCATTTGCAAGGCGCTGGCGGCCAAGGGAAGTAAAGAACAGCAGGTAACGGTCGACATCCTCACCTCGGTAGCTCCACCACCGGATGGGGAGCCGAAAGACGGCGAATGGCCCGAGTGGGCGGTCACGGTCCGCGAGACCCCCGCCTTATTCGATTCGGACACAGTATTCGAGTTCCACGCCCAGCACGCCAACACATTTCCGGTCGAGACGTTCCGGCGGGTCTTCACCGACGACATGGAGCTGTCCGACCCGTCATGGCGCGACCGGATGCTCAGCGTATGGAATCCGCATGTTCTGGCACCGCTATTGAAGATCGCAAAGCGGCACAGCACGCCCCGACACGTGGAGTCAATCCGGCTCTACCGCAAGCCTGATCGCGCGGTCCAGCGCGTCGAGATCGGCGATTCATGGATCGGTGCAGTGATGCCCATCAAGCCAGTCGATAGGTCAGACCTGCCCGGCATCGACGCCCTGCTCCCCGAGCAGGTGAACGCGTGACGCGGCAGCTCATCGTCGTAGACCTGGAAACAACCGGCCTCGGCCCGCAGTGCGCGCCGATCGAGGTTGCGGCCATCAACGTCGACACCGGAGAAACACTCGAATTCGTGCCGTACGTCGACCTGTCCAGGGTCTCGATCGAGCCCCAGGCCTTCGCCATCAACCGCTATTTCGAACGCGGTGTGTATGACGCAATGCTCAATCCCGACGACACCATCACAGCGTGGAGCGACCTCGCCGACATCCTGAGCGGCAACACCTTTGCCGGATCGAACCCGACATTCGACGCAGCCATGGTCGCACGCAAGGTTGGCACGCACTGGCACTATCGCCTGGCCGACCTCGCCGCCTATGCTGCCCCGGCTCTCGGGCGCGACCCGTCCGAGCTGCCGGGACTGGCCGACGTGCTCGCCGCCCTCAAGATCGAGAACCGTTGCCCACATTCGGCACTCGGCGATGCCGAGGCCACCGCCAAAGCATTCGTGAAGCTGCGCGACTTCTACGCGGATGTGACCCTATGACCGCCCCGTCCATCTCCCGTCGCTACATCGACGCCACCCCCGTGCGCGAGCACCTGCAGAAGCTACAGGCGATCGGCTGGACCATCAACGCCATCGCGGCCGCCAACGGCCACCCGGGAAAGCTCGTCACTACTCTGCGCCAGATCCTTCGCGGCCAACAAACCTGTGCCCCATCCACCCGCGACTACGTGATGTGGATGGACCCCGAACTACCTCCCGAGACCGGAAAACCGTTCGTACTCAAATGGTCCGAATACGTGTACATCGGCGTACCCGACCATGCGGCTGCGCGCGAAATGGGCATCACCTATAACTCCATGTCGGAACAGCTCCGGCGCAACGGTTTCCAGCCATCTGCGCTGCTGTATGAGCTGGCCCGCGAGGAACGTGAGAAAGCCAAGGCACCTGCATGATGCTCACCGAAGATCAACGCTGGCTATTGCGGATGGTCGGCGGGTGGGAAATGCGCGACTGCCTCATCGGTCCCGCAGGTGTCACCCGTTTGATGCAATCCTGCTACGGCGGCACCCGCCTGCCTACCGACGGATATCCGTCTCACCTCAAGGGATTTGAGTGCGGGCAGGGCAAGATCGTATCGAGGGGCGTCCCCGTCGTCACCGTGACCACTGCGCAGCTGAACAAGTACGCGCGCTCCCTGCCGGTCGATCTTGTCGCCGAGATGCGCGAGTGCGCCACCGCCGCACAGCGCAATAACCTACGTCGCCACCAGTTCTGCCACTGCGGGAGCGAACCGTGCGGGTACGCGTACATGGGGGATCGCATTTGCCCGCCAACCGGGCAGCAGGAAGCCGACGCCAAGGCCGAGTTCTGGCGCTGTGAGGACTGGACCGACGACTTACTCGACCGCGCGCTCGGGTTCACAACGGAAGACCGGCCGGTCGGGCAGCTGGAGCTGTTCGGGGTCAGCGCATGATCACGCCCTACTACCAAGACGAGCAGGTCACCCTGCACCACGGCGATTGCCTCGACGTGCTGCGCGCCGACGACTACGGATACGACTGGAATCTCGGCTACCGATCAGCGCGGATGTTCCCCGACTGCAGCGTCGACGCGGTGATCACCGACCCTCCCTATGGCATCGCGTTCATGGGCAAGGACTGGGACCAGCCGGGCGCGTTCGGGTCTGAGCGGCGCAATGGGTCGCCCCAGAGGACTCAGCGCGAAGGCTTAGCGATGGATGCCGGCCGCTATGACCTCTCGCCTGCGGCAATGCTCAACTTCCAGCGCTGGTGCACGGCATGGGCCACCGAGTGCCTGCGCATCCTCAAGCCCGGCGGTCACCTGCTCGCGTTCGGCGGCTCGCGGACCTGGCATCGGCTGGCCGCCGCGATCGAGGACGCGGGTTTCGAGACTCGCGACAGCATCGCATGGCTGTACGGCTCAGGGTTCCCGAAATCGCTCGACGTGTCCAAGGCCATCGACAAGGCGGCCGGTGCTGAGCGTGGGGTGGTCGGCACTCATCATCGGCACGGTGGTGGCTCGGCGGTGTCGGGTTCGATGCTCGGCTCGCTTGGTACCGATAGCGAGCTGCCTCTCACGGCCCCGGCGACCGTCGCCGCCAAGCGGTGGCAGGGTTGGGGTACTGCGCTCAAGCCCTCATTCGAGCCGATCGTCGTCGCACGTAAACCGTTGGCGGGCACTGTGGCCGCGAACGTGCTGGAGCACGGAACCGGGGCGCTGAACATCGATGCCTGTCGGATACCCACTGGGGACAAACTCGGCGGCGGCTCAACGACGCGCGGCCAGCGGATGAAAGACGGCTGGCACCGGCCCTGGATGGACGACCCCGACATGGTGGCGGCGAACGCCGAGCGAAGTCGTGCATCGGTGGCCAGATCCGAAGAATTGGGCCGTTGGCCGACCAACGTCGTCCTCGATGAGCATCAGGCCGAAGCGCTCGACCGGCAGACGGGCGTCTTGCACTCGGGAACCATGCGTGCGGGCACCGAGCGTCAGCCGCGAGCGGGCGGCACGATCTACGGCGCCGACACCCGCACGTTCGCGGCCGCCGACACCTACGGCGACAGCGGCGGCGCTTCGCGGTTCTTCCCCGTGTTCCGCTACGAGGCCAAGGCGCCAACATCGGAACGGCCCAACGCCGATGGTGTGCAGCACCCGACCGTCAAGCCGCTGGACCTGATGCGCTGGTTGGTGCGGCTCGTGACCCCGGTCGGCGCGGTGGTGCTGGAACCGTTCGCCGGATCGGGCACGACTGCCGAGGCGTGCATCCTCGAGGACCGGCGTTGCATCGCGATTGAACGTGAGGCCGAGTACCTGCCGTTGATCGTGTCCCGGCTACGCAAGCCGGTGCAGCAAGGGCTATTCGGGTTAGGGGCGGGCGCATGACCCGCACCCCCGAGAGCACCAAGGCATACCAGGCCGGCCTGTGCGTGGACTGCAAGACCGAGCCGCACAGTGCCGGTCGGCCCCGATGCGAGAAGTGCCATACGAAATTCAGAAGGGGTGAGTGATGGCCTTCACAGCTAAGTACCCCGGTTGGTGCACCAATTGTGACGACCGCATCGAGGAAGGCGACGAGGTGCGGTATTCGGGAGCTGGCGAACTCATGCACGACTCATGCGTTGACGACTCGGAGATCCGCGACGTAACTACCTGTGCAGCATGCTATTTGATTCACACTGGGGAGTGCTTCTGATGCCCATCCGCGCCGAGAACCGCGACCGCTACCCCAAGGACTGGCCCGAGATCTCGCGCCGCATCCGTTTCGAGCGCGCGCAAGGCCGCTGTGAGTGCGAGGGCGAGTGCCTTCGTGGCACTCACCTCGATCGCTGCACGAACGTCAACGGACAGCCCGCCTACGGCACCGGCAGCCGCGTCGTGCTGACCGTGGCGCACCTGAATCACACCCCCGAGGACTGCCGGGATGAGAACCTGCGCGCCATGTGCCAGGGCTGCCACCTGCACTACGACCTAGAGCACCACGCACAGACGCGCCAGCGGGCACGCACGGCGGCTCTTGAGGCGCAAATGAATCCACTATTCGAGGTGACGCAATGAGAACCATCCTCGCCGATGACGACGGCCCGCCCCACCCTGGCCACACAACGTCCGATCACTACCTGCTCAAGTCCGGTCACCAGGTCCGGGTACTCAACGACACGGGCGACGATCGAGTTGAGATCACCACCAGCACCACGTATTGCCTGCTTACGTACACCGAGGCTGTCCGCGTCGGATGGTCACTCATCGTCGCCGGGATCAGAGGGTGGCGTCGTCGTGCCTGAACGAATCCAGCGCAAGCGCACCCGTTACCTGGGGCATCTTGAGATCTATTGCCCCGGTACCGGGAAGCCACCCGCCGCGGGGCGCGTGCAGCGAGCTTCCGACCCCGGGGGATCTGTTCAATGTGCGGCTACGAGTACGCGCTCAAGACGGACGGATGCCTGCGGGCGCATGGCCGATATCCGGTGCAAATCACCTACACGACCACGAAAGAGGATTCATGAAGGCCGTTCTGCTCTCGTCGACGTACTACCTCGATGAGGCCGTGCAGCAGCTCAGCCCCAACGCTGAGCGCATGCTCACGAGAGCACTCGCCTTCTGCGGCAACGTCGAATCATCCGGCTACATCTCCGAGCTCAACATCACGATGCTTGGGCTACCCAACCCCAAGAAACTCGCCCGTGAGTTGGTAGACGCGGAGATCCTTGTTCCACGCCCGAACGGCGGGTGGGACTTTCGCACATGGGACGTGTGGAACTCGGCCGGGGACGCACTCGTGGCGCGTCGCAAGGCCGACCGAGATCGGCAGGCGCGGCTACGGCAAGAGAAGAAATCACGTGACGCGTCACGTGAGATGTCACGTGACGTCACGCCCCCTAATAGAACAGAACAGAAGAGAACTACTGGTTACGTTGAGAGTGCTACTCCCGACTCGACCGAGCGCGAGCCGCGCAGCGCACCCGTGACGCCGCTGGCCAATCGCCTGGTCTCCCAGATCATCCCTTCCGAACACCCGCCGGCCACCCTCACCGAACTGCGCTTGCAGACATCCGCCCTGCTCAAAGCCGGTCAACCCGAGGCGCTGGTGGCCCAAGCACTCGAACTCTGGACCACCAAGGCGCTGCACCCCAAGACTCTGCCCAGTCTGGTATCCGAGCTGATCAACGGCCGAAATCAGCCCAACCGCAACACGTCCGAGCACGCCCAGGCGCCGCCCGCTGCGCGCAAGGTCGGCATCGGTCTCGACCTCGCACGCGAATTCGCCAACCAGCCCGAACCACCCGCATTGGAGGCATGATGACCACCCGGAACTACCCCCAGATCGCCGCGCTGGTGCTCACGAAATGCGCCGCCTACGACCCGTATCTGACCGCTCCGACCAAGGAAACCTGCCTTGCATGGGCTGAGCAATTCGAGCTGTACGGGCTCGATCTCGACGACCTGACCAAGGCCGTCACGAAGGTCTACAGCGAGCACGGATCGGGCTATCGGCCACTGCCCAAGGACATCACCGACGCCGCCCGGGCCATCCGGCGCGAGCGCACCGAACGCGAGTCCAGTGAGCAGCGCGAAGCGCGCGAGGACCGGCTCGACGCGCGACCTGGGCTCGTCGACCACCGCCGCGAGATCACCCAATTCGCGAGCACGTTTGGAGCTATCCAGTGAGTGACCTCGACATCGCATTCGACGCCGACTACTGCGGCAGTAGCCACCCCGACGGGGAGTGCAGCCTGCCCAGTGGACACAAGGGACACCACGAAAACCTGTATGCCCGGTGGCCTGCCGACTGGGGCTGGTGCATCGGCGGCGATCAGGGGATGCCCACTACTGAGACCCAGTACGCCATCGAGCCGAGCCCGCACGACTGCGCACGGTTCCACACCGACGAACTCGCGAGCGCGATCGAGGAAGTGTCCAACTACCGCGAGGGCGCCCTGATCATCACGCGCACGGTCACCTATGGACCATGGCGCTACGTCACCCCCGAGGAAATGCAGGCCACGGAATGAGCGAGCACCCCCGCCCGTACATACCCCGGCGCCCCCGCCCGAGCGCGTCGCGCGGCCCCGTGGTCGCCGCCTACGCCGACAAGATCGACTACCCGTGCGAGCACTGCCACGTCGAACCGGGCAGCTGGTGCAAGACGCCTGACGGCCGCGACCAGATCGCCCCGTGCTGGAACCGCGGCGCCAAGGTCGATGCGCGGTGAACGTCGGGCAGCTCATCGCACAGCTCGCGAAGTTCGACCCCAGCACGCCGGTCGTCATGCAGATGACCGACGAGCCACCTGGCGATTACGAGGTGGGCGAGGTCCGCGCCGTGGCGTACTGCCGCGAGCGGCCGTACGCATCGCAGCCACAATGCTGGCCGACCACCTGGCATGCCGATCGGTACCGCAACTGCGACCCACCACAGCCTGTCGCGTTCCTGTGCATCGACCCGCCTATGCACGAGACCGTAGACGCCGAAATCGACCGACCCGCAATCGAATCAGCGAGGAACGCCCAATGACCAATGAACTGCCCGCCGTGAAGATCGATCGACTCGGCACGCTGTATTTCGACGGCAAACTGCTGCCAGCTTTTATCGACGAACGCAGTATCACTGTCACGCCCGGCGAGGCTGGTGGTGTCAACCGGCTCACGGTCACGCTTCTGGTCGGAAAGGTGGACATCGAGGACCCCGATACCGAGGGCGACCCCTCATGACCATCGTCCTCGGTATCGACCCGAGCCTGCGCAGCACCGGACTGGCCGTACTGCGCGACGGTGCGCCCGCCGCACTGCACTCGATCGGCTACGGCGGCCACGACGGCGATTCGTACGCAACCCGCAGCCGGCGTGTGCGCGCCGTGTGCCGAGCGGTGATCGAATGGGCGCTGCGCGACGGCCCGCCGGATCTGGCTGTCATCGAGGGGCCGGCCTATGGCCAATTCCTGCCCTCGACGTTCGACCGCAGCGGGCTATGGCACGGGCTGTACGGCGCGCTGGACGCCAAAAAGGTTCCCGTTGCGGTAGTTCCCCCGCAGACCCGCGCCAAGTGGGCAACGGGCAGCGGCAGAGCCGAGAAGGGCGAGGTTCTGCTCACCGTCCGCGAGTGGTTCGGGCCCCGCGTCAAGGTGCTCAACCACGACATTGCCGACGCCGCGGTGCTCGCGCTCATGGGCGCTTTCCGGCTCGGCGAAGCAATGCCGTTCACGGTGAAACCACGGCACTACGCGGGATTGGAGGCAGCGGCATGGCCGAAGTGAATCCGGGGCGGTGGTTCAACGACATCGTTGACGAAGACCGTAAGCACCGCCGCGACCTACGCGAGCGGGCGCTGTATTCCGCCACGCTGCTGCATTGCGACACCGGCGACGCGATGGCGATATTTGATCGTGAAGGCGCTGCCAACGACGTACTCGCCACCGCACAGCAGTTCTATGACTGGATCACCGGGGAGATCGAGTGACCAAGTGCCGCAAGTGCTCCCAGAAGTGCGATCTGTACCTGTGCAACGACTGCATCGACCAGCTACAGGAACACCTCACCGAGATTGCCTGGCTGATAGGCGAACTGGAGATCACACTCACCGGCCAAGACGTGCTCACCACCGGATCGGTCGGTCAGTCCAGCGAGGAACCGAGCCCGATTCGGTTCGATTCGCAGGGCAACCCGAACACCATCGGCGACCAAACGCGCAACGCCGTCACCACATGGGTACGCGACCTTTGCGAGACGCGGCGGATCGCATTCGAGCCGGTGCGCGTCGTCCCTCTCGACTTCATCGGACCGCTACCCGATGAACGCTGGCGGCGCCTACCGAGGCGGTACCAGCCCACCGCGGCCGACGCCGCCGAATGGCTCGCCGAGCACGTGCACACCATCGCGGCCGACCCCGGAGCCATGCGGTGTTTCAAGGAAATGGCCGACCTGCGCGCCAATGCACTGCGCATGATCAACCGGCCAGACCGCCATTTCGCCGGCCCCTGCCCCACCATCAAGGCGTACTCGCGCACCGGCAAGCCCATCGAATGCGGCAAGTTCCTGTACGCGTCCACCGACGAGCGCAGCGTGACATGCCCGGCATGCAAGCAACCGGTCGACGTACAGCGCAACCGTCAACGCGCATGGCGGGAGGGCGACCGACTCACCGAGCGCATCTTGCTCAAGCGGCTCAAGGACATCGAGGAGCCCGTCTCTGAGCGCCAGCTCTACCGATGGCTCCGACAGCGCAAGTTGGCTCCCGTCGGCTGGCTGCACAAGGGAGTGTTCGTTGAGCACTACATCATGCGCGGAGATCCCCGGGTGTTCAGCCTGCGCGCCGTACGGCAGCTGCGCGCGGCCGAGCTCAAGGCCGGACGTATCGAGGCGGAACAGGCCACCTCGGAACCGGATCAAGACGGGTCGGAAGCGGACCACACGGCACCGAAACCGGAACAGGCCGAACGCGAGGCGTATCGGCACGCATCCCGCACGTACGGGCAATCAGAGCCCGCCGAGTCGGAACACGAAGCAATGGCGTGAGTGAGGAGCAAGGAATGAAAGTCACCATGGCCCCCAGCGGCGACGGTGGGAGTGTGCCCGTGCCCGAGCTGAATCAGTCTTGGTCCGACCTGGAGAAGCTGCAATGGTTGGCGGCCTTGGTGAGCGGCGAGACCGGCCTGACCCTCACAGTCGGCAAGGCTCGGTACTGGAGCGGTGGAATCCCGCAGCGAGGGTATTACTCAATCGGCATGCGATACGGGCGCACGTCGTCGTCATGCGGGCCTTACGACTTCGGCTCGGCGTGGGTCTACCTGAACGGTATTCAGGCTGGCGCTACCGCTGTCGGTGGCCAGTAGTACAACCAGCGCATGGCCCGCCCGCCGCGCGATCGGTTCCCCAACGCGTACATCGGTGACCTCGTGCCCAACGGCAAAGGTTGGACCCGAGTCGGCCCGACGTACTGCCCGGATTGGCACAGCGTTGACGAGCCCGGATGGACGCAGCGCTGCCTACCGTGCGCATGCGGTATCCGTCACCACATGTGGACGTGCCACTGTGGCAAGAGCATCTACGCGCCCAAGCTCAGCGACGGGTGCGAGATCCTGAACGGACCCGGATCCGGCCGCGAGGAATCGCAGCGCGAGGGTGTGACATAGGCGCGAAAGATATTCGGCCGAATGTCACACGCCACGCCTGCCCCTTACGTTACTTGCGCAACACGTCCTGACCTGCGACGATTGGAACTGTCGCAAGTAAACCCTGCCCAAAAAACCCCGGCCTAGCTGGGGTTTTGTCGTATCCAGGGAGGCGACCCAATGCCCAGTGCACCACCGCGCGTGTGCGCTCGCTGCCACAAGCCCGCACCGAAGGGCCGACCCTGCTCGTGCCGTCCAGCATGGGAAGGCTCCACCCACGACAGCGGTAACGATCGGCGCTGGCAGGGCGTGCGTGATGCCTACCTGGCCACACACCCGCTGTGCGAGCGCCCGGGCTGCCCGAGGCTGGCCGACGACGTAGACCACGTGACGCCGCTGGCTGAGGGCGGCGCCAAGTACGACCCGCACAACTTCATGTCCCTGTGCGAGGACCACCACAAGGCCAAGACCAACGCCGACGCGCTGCGTGGCAAACACCGTCTACGGACAGCAAACTCGTGCGCAACGAGGCGTGCATAAATATTCAGAGGTTTATGCATGGCGAATAGTCCCCTTGGATGCATATCCGCAGGTCAGAGTGGGTATAGGGGTGAATATCGCTCTGACCAGCACGTATGCGACTCGCCGCGGTAGGCGAAGATTTTTCTGCACAACATTCATGCAAGGGGGGGGTAATTATGCATAAACCCCATGGCGCGCCAGCAAATGGCCTCCCTGTACAGCAAATAGGTGGTGAGTGATGCCCGCGCAGCAGCCAGCGAAACTGCTCTTGCTCAATGGTCGCGGTGAGGGCCAGGACAGTGCAGGTCGGCCGGTTGCGCAGCCGCCGGCGTTCAAGCGCCTGGCCCCGAATCCGCCAACCTGGCTCTCTCCCGAGGCAAAGGCCGAGTGGAAGCGCGTTGCCCCTGGTCTGGTGCGTCTTGACCTGATCAAACCGGAGGACCGCGCGACGTTGGCCGCGTACTGCGAGACGTGGGCGCGGTTCGTCGCGGCGACCAGGGATGTGAACGCCAACGGGATCACGGTGCGCAATGAGTCGACCCGCAAGGACGGCAGCACGTCGGTGTGGTGGACGAAGAACCCCGCGGTGGCGGTGGCCGAGCAGGCGTCGTCGCGGTTGCTGCAATTCGCCAACCACTTCGGTTTGACGCCGGCCGCTGAGCGCAACGTGTCCAAGCGAGACGACGATCGTGGCGAGTTCGAGGCGAACCCGTTCGCGGGTGCAGCCGACGACGACTGATAGCCCTTGGGCTGACGCTGATCTCGATGCGCTCAAGCTCAGCCCCGAGGTGGCGTGGTATCTCGAGTCACGCGGCTATCCGGTCCCTGACTGCCCGCCACTGATCAAGACACCGGAGCCCCGGGAGGTTCCGGGAGCGCGGTTCGATCCTGAGCGCGCTGACAAGGTAGTTGCTGCGTTCCGGCAGTTGCGGCACACCAAGGGTAGATTCGCTGGTCAGCGCTTCGATCCTGACGTGTGGCAGGTGGCGTACATGATCGCCCCGGTTGCTGGCTGGGTGCATCGCTCTGTCGATTCGGGCGCCTGGGTGCGGATCATCACGCAGGCGTATTTCGATATGCCGCGCAAGAACGGCAAGAGCACGACCGCGGCCGGGTGGGGCATCTACCTGACGGCGGCCGACGGCGAGTTCGGCGCGCAGGTGCTCGCCGCGGCGACGACCAAGGAACAGGCCGGGTTCGTGTTCGAACCGATCCGGCAGATCGTCAACAAGTCGCCCGGCTTGAAACGGCATCTACGGGCGCTGCAAGCGAAGATCACCCATGCGGCGTCGGGCTCGTACTTCAAGCCGATCGCCAACGCCGGTGATGCGCAGCACGGCGCCGACATTCACGGCGCGATCATCGACGAGCTGCACCTGCACAAAGACATGGTGCTGATCGAGGCGCTGGAGACCGGCACCGGCTCTCGTGAGCAGCCGCTCATCATCTACATCACGACCGCCGACGCCGGGCGCCGGCACACGCCGTACGACGAGAAGCGCTCCCTGATCGAGAAACTGGCCCGCGGGGTGCTCAAGCGGCCAAGCACCTACGGGGTGGTGTTCGCCGCCGAGAAGCCCGAATACGAAAATGGCAAGCTCATCAAGGGCGATGACCCATTCGCCGAATCGACGTGGCGCAAGTCCAATCCGGGCTACGGAATTAGCCCGACGAAGCGGTACATGCTCGAGGCTGCGGAGAAGGCCAAGGACTCGCCTGCTGAGCTGGCGCGGTTTCTGCGGCTGCACTTGGGTGTTCGGACCAAGCAGGAGACCCGGTATTTCGAGGTCGAGGACTGGGACGCCAACGCCTCGATCGTGGACCTTTCCCGGCTGGCCGGCCGCCAGTGCTACGGCGGGCTGGACTTGGGCTCGACATCGGACCTGACGGCGCTGGTGTGGGTGTTCCCCACCGAGGACGGCGCTTTCGAGGTACTGGCCCGGCATTGGGCGCCAGAGGATTCCATTCCGGCGCTCGATGAGCGCACCGCGAACGCGGCATCGACGTGGGTCAAACAGGGCTGGCTGACGACTACCCCGGGCAACGTCACCGATTACGACTTCATCGAGGCGCAGATCAGCCGGGACCGTGACGAGTTCCTGGTGCAGGAATGCGCCTACGACCGCTGGAACGCCAACCAGCTGATCAACAACCTGACCAGCGACGGCGCCCCCATGCTCACCATGGGCCAGGGCTTCGCCTCGATGAGCGCGCCGACCAAGGATCTACAGCGGTTGATCCGCATCGGCGCCCGCACCGACGAGAACGGTTTACCAATCAAGCCGATGATCCGTCACGGCGGCAATCCGCTGTTGCGCTGGGAGATTGACAACTTCGCGGTAGCCATGGACCCCGCGGGAAATGTGAAGCCGGATAAGGCCAATGCCGGCGACAAGATCGACGGCGTGGTGGGGCTGATCATGGCGCTTTCGCGGGCGCTGGCCGCCAAGGAATCCGAGACGAGGAGTGCATATGCAGACAACGACTTTGTCGCACTGTGAGGCTGACCGGTGGGTCTAGCCTCATGGCTCGGGTTCGCGCCCAAGCCTTCTCAGATTCCAAGCATGCCAGCGCGGCCGACGTACGAGCTGATTCCCGAGGGCATGAGCTTGGACGAGTACTTGACCAGCATCATGCACCAGCCCGTCGAGAAGCTGTGGCGCGAGCAGCCGCACTTGCGCACCCTGGTCGGATTCGTCTCACGCAACATCGCACAACTGGGCATCCACGTCTTCGAGCGCGACGCCGAGGACGGACGCAACCGAGTCCGTGACAGCCCGCTCGCCGAGCTGCTACGCGATCCCAACGACGATATGACTCAGTTCGAGCTGATCGAGGCCACCGTTGCCTCGAGGATGCTCTACGACGAAACGTATTGGTACGTCGGCCGCGACAACAACGCACCGACCGGTTGGGTTATCCGGCACATCCCGACGACATGGGTCATCGGCACCGTCGGGCAGACGGCATTCAACGTCGCCAAGTACAAGGTGGCGATCCCGGGGACATCTGGGCAGTGGACCGAGATCGACGCCTCGGACATGATCGTGTTCCGCGGCTGGAACCCGGTCGACCCGAGGTCTGGTGTTTCGCCGGTTCATTCGCTGAAAGCGATTCTGGCCGAACAGATTCATGGCCAGGTGTTCCGTGACCAGATGTGGAAGCGCGGCGGCCGGGTCGGCTCGTATCTGACGCGCCCCGCGACGGCGCCGAGCTGGAAGGATGCGGGCCCCGACGGTACTTCGCCCCGCAGTCGATTCATTGAGCAGTGGAAGAACTCGTACGCCGGTGACAACGCATCCAACGCCGGAGGGACGCCGCTGCTTGAGGACGGCATGGAACTCAAGGCAATCGCGTTCAACGCCAAGGAAAACCAGTGGGCCGAGGGCGTGAAACTCTCACTGGAAACCTGCGCGCAGGTCTATTTCGTCAACCCCACGATGGTGGGCATTCTCGACAACGCGAACTACGCGAACGTGCGCGAGTTTCGCAAGGCGCTGTACGGAGACAACCTCGGTCCCGAGATCGAGCGGACGGTGCAGCGCATCAACAAGAAGCTGGTGCCGAAGCTGGCCGACCCACGAAACGTGTACTGCGAGTTCAATCTACAGACGAAGCTGGCCGGCTCGTTTGAAGAACAGGGCGACATGTTGCAGAAGGCCATCGGTGGCCCGTACATGACGCGTAACGAGGGGCGCGCACGACTGAACATGCCGCGCATTGACGGCGGCGACGAGCTGATCGTCCCGCTGAACGTCACCGCCAATGGCGATCAGAACCCGGCACCCGCAGGCAACGAGCCAACCGACCCGAACGAGGGAGATAAGAGCAATGGCCGCCACACCAACGGACACGATCTGCATGTCCACTTCTGACGAGCTCGCCGCGAAGCTCGGCCCGCACGCCGACGCCGGCACCAAGGCCGTGGTCGTGAAGTTCAAGACCGACGGTCTAGAAGAGGGCGAATTCATCGGATATGCCAGTGTTTTCGGCAACAAGGACAGCTACGGCGATGTGGTGCAGCCAGGCGCGTTCACGAACACGCTGGCCGACTGGAAGGCCAAGGGTGTCCCGATCCCGCTGCTATGGGGCCACAACACCGCCGACCCCGATTTCAATCTCGGCGAGATCATCGAGGCCACCGAGGATGACCGCGGGCTCAAGGTTCATGGTCGGCTCGACATGGAATCGCCCAAGTCGGCGCAGACCTATCGGCTACTCAAGTCGGGCCGGGTCAATCAGATGTCATTCGCCTATCGCGTCGTCGACGGGGCGTATATCCAGCCCGAGGGCGAGGACAAGACCTGGCGGGATGCCTACTACGAGCTGCGGGAACTCGAACTCTACGAGGTGTCCATCGTGCCGATCGGGGCCAATCAGGAGACCGAGATCCTGGCGGTCAAGGCGGCCACCAGTGCCATGGCGGCCAAGGCCGGGCGCGTGCTGTCGGCCAAGAACGGACAGGCGCTGCGCGGTGCGCTTGCTCAGGCCGAAGAGATCGTGACCGCGCTCAAAAGTGTGCTGCCGGAAGAGGGTTCGGCAGACGAAGAAGACCAGGACCAGACCAGCGGTGAGGAACCGCCCGCCGGGGAGCCGAAGGCTTCGCCGGATGTGGCCACGCCGGACCCGTCCGTCTACCTGGCGCTGTTAGCAATCAACGAAGCCTGAAAGGGGCAAATGGGATGAATCCCAAGGAAAAGCTCGCAGCGCTGATCAAGGCGGCGCGCGAGGTGGCCGAGAAGGCCAAGAGCGAGAACCGGGCACTGACACCGGAAGAGCAGACCGACCTCGACGGCAAGATGGGCGAGATCGACCAGCTCAAGTCCGACATCGCCGCCGGCGAGAAGTCGGCCGCGACGCTGGCCGCGCTCGACCGGATGGCCGGCGAGATCCCGGGCGACGTTCAGTCATCCGGCGAAGGGCGCGCGGCGAAGTCCCTCGGCGAGCACTTCGTCAAGCACGCGCACGCGGGAATGCTCGAAAAGAAGGGCCAGTCCAACGTCACCGTCGGTGCGCCCGAGTTCATTGCCTCGAAGGCGGCCACCGACAACCACGTGGTGGGCGGCTGGACGGACGGCGTGCCGTATCTGACGGATTTCGACCGGACCGTCGTGCAGGCACCGCGTGTTCGCCTCACGATCGACGACCTGCTGGCGCAGGGCCCGATCTCCGGCAACGCCATCAGCTACCTGGTGGAAGGTGCGCTCGAGGGCGGATTCGCAACCGTGGCCGAGGGTGGAGCGAAGCCGCAGATGCACTTCGTGAACCCCACGCAGAAGACCGACGCGCTCAAGAAGATCGCCGGCTTCATCACGCTCACCGATGAGTTCCTGGAAGACGCCGATTTCCTGAAGACGGAAATCGACACCCGGTTGCTCTATGAGCTTGCCTACATCCAGGAGCAGCAGCTACTCAACGGTGACGGCACCGGTCAGAATCTGCTCGGCGTGCTGAACCGCTCGGGTCTGCAGACCGAGGCATCGGCCGGGCCCGGCGACAACTTCGACGCGGTGTTCCGCGCCATGACGAAGGTCGAAACCAACGCGCAGCTGCCGGTGGATGGTCTGGTGATTCACCCGAACGACTACCAGCGTTTCCGGCTTACCAAGGACGGCAACCAGCAGTACTACGGTGGCGGCCCGTTCGCCGGGCAGTACGCCAACGACGGCCTGGTGCTGCAGCCTCCGCTGTGGGCACAGAAGACCGTCGTCACGCCGGCCATCGCCGAGGGCACTGTGGCGGTCGGTTCGTGGAAGCTGGCGGCGACGGCCTACCGCAAGGGCGGCGTCCGCGTCGAGTCGGCAACCCAGCACGCTTCGAATTTCACCAGCAACCTGGTGACGATCCGTGCCGAGGTGCGTCGCGCACTGGCGGTTCGCAAGCCGCTGGGATTCTGCAAGGTCGCCCTGGACTGGACCCCCTAGTCCGCTTCTCTGATAACCGTTGCGGCGCCGTGGATTACATATCGCGGCGCCGCAACAGTTTCCCGAATCATCAATGATCATCCGAAGGAGAAAGTGATGAAGGAATACATACTGACCACGCGGCACGGCGAGACGACCGTGCAGCTGTCCGACGAAGACGCCGAGGCGTACGGCGATCGCGTCAAGCCCGTCAGCGCGAAGTCCAAGCGCGCGGCGAGCAAGGGGGCCAACCCCGAGAGCAAGACGACGCCGCCGCAGAATGAGGGCGCCGGATCTCCCGCGCCGAGCGCGTAGGTTCGATGCCCGAACTCACCCCCGCCGATGTCGAGCAGTACACGCGAAAGCGGCTCGACAAGACGGACGCCGAGACGGCGCGGCTGCTGGCCGTGGGACTGTCCGCTGCGCGGCAGTTCTGCGGCTGGCACGTCACCCCGGTCAAGGAAAACCACGAGGTCGAGTTGGACGGGCCCGGCGGGCGCCTGCTGGCCCTTCCCACCCTCAGACTCGTCACACTGACTGAGGTCACCGAAGACGGTAAGACGCTGGATGTTTCGGGCCTATACGTGTCCAAGCGCGGGCTAGTACGCAAGAAAAGCGGTGGCTTCTGGTCGCCGCATTACGGTGCGATCACCGTGACCATGGATCACGGCATTGAGGACGCGGACGCGTTCAATGCGGCGGTGCTCTCATTCATTGATCGCATGTCGAAAGCCCCGACAGGCGGCGATCCGATCGCGGTGGGGCCATTCCGCTGGGCCGAGCAGAAAACCGTTTCTCGGACGGCGTTTTCCGCTACGGAGCTGGCGATCCTGGAGCAATACCGCTTGGAGAGTCCGGCGTGAGCGAGCAGGTGATCCGCCACCGCGGCGCCGGCCGCGACGAGAACGGTCAGCTGACCCAGGCAACCGAAACCACCCTGATAGCCATCTCCGTGGCGCCCGGCAGCGGCTCGCAATCCGGGCAGGGACACCGCCAAGAGCGGGCGCGCAGCGGCGAGGACATCGCGTGCACGGTCTACTTCAACCCCGGCACCGACCTGATCAACAGCGACGAGCTGACGGTGCGCGGCAAGCGCTATCCGATCATCGTCAACGACTGGATGCTCTCGGGGCGTGGTGGCCTGGAGGTGCTGTGCTCCCGGGGGCAAGGCTGATGGCGTTCGAACTCGACCGCGACGGCGGCGCCGAAGTGCTCAAGGAGCTTTCCGCTGCTGCGATCAAGGATCTGGCAGGCCAGATTGCCGACCAGATCGGCCAGGGCGCCAAGGTCAAGATCTACACCACCGACCGCGCCGCGGCTACGGTGAGTGTGCCGGCCGAGATGCAGGCCAAGGATGGCGTGCTCACTCGTGCCGCCGTGGCGGCCGGGCTGGAGGTGCGGCCCAAACCCGCCACCGAGACGCGCAATCGCGGCAAGAGCCGCAAGGCACGGCCAGAGGCGACACCCGCGCAGGCGAAGGCCTCCGGCGACGCAAACGAGGCGTGGGTGGCTGCGCGGCGGGCACAACGCAAGGCGGGCCGGTGACGCTGCCTGCGGTGCGAGAGCCCGTCGACGTTGCGCGGCTGATCAAGGACTGGCTCAAGGCCGATTTGACGGCCCGGTTCCCTGAGCTGTCGGTGCGTCTGGAGCTTCCGGCCAATTGGGCGCTCGGGTCTCCCCCGGTGCTGCTGGTCGCCGATGACGGCGGCACGCTGGACATGTGGCCGGCGGCAACCGACCCCACCATTCGCGTCACGTCATGGACATCGGGCCGCGAGACGAAGTACGCCTACGCCGCGATGCCCCGCTTGCTCACCACCCGGATTCCCGGCCTCGCCGCGATCCTGCCCGGCACCGCGTTCCTCGAGGCGCGCGACTCCAAGACCGGCGGTGACCTGATCTCGTTCACCGTGCGCACCCGAGCGCGCACCCGATAACCGCGCAGAACGCGCACCGATCAACCCCGTCAAATCTGGCGGGGTTTCTTGTTGGCCCGCAAGGGCTCTGGAGCCCTTGAAGGAGGGAAACCATGGCAATAAACCCCGACGCCACACTGATCCCGGACCAAGCCGAAGTGTGGATTGTGCTCAAGTCTGCCGTGACTGACATCGCGTCCATGATCCCCGAGACCGCGACTATCGCAGCCGAAGCGCTCGAGGCGATGGGCTGGGAGGAAGTCGGCATTGTCGATGACAAGAAGGGCATCCCGCTCGATCCGTCCGGTGAGGTCAAGGAATACGACGGGTTCGGACACCCCGCGTTTAGGGTGAAGTTCCGCAAGGGCAAGCTCAAGAGCGGTTTCACTGCGCTGGAATGGAATTCGGTCACTCGGAAATTCGTGCTGCCTGGCTCGGCCAGCAACAAGATCGGTATCCCCAAGGACATTCAGGCGTACCTGCTGTATCGGTTCGTCGATGAGGATCGGGCCACGGTGTGGGTGCAGCTGCGCCCGGCGCTGGTTGAACTCAAGGGCCATGGCGGCATCGTCGATGGGGAGTTGTCATGGGCTGAGCTGACGGTGCACCACACCGCCGATGCCAACGGCGACGCGTTCGAGGTCGTCGATGCCAGCGCCGATGACGTCACCAAGACGTTCACCATTGATTCTGGTGTCACGGAGTACACCGTGACCGCCGGCGCCGACACCACGGCCGCTATCACCACCAAGACCGCGACGGCGCTCCGCAATGCCCTGCGCGCGCTCGCGAGCGTGCAGGGGCTGCCCAGCCCCGGCGTGACCGTGACCGGGCCCTCGGGAGGCCCGTTGGTGGCGGTGTTCACAGCCCCGATCACCCCGATCTCTGCGGCCGGCACCGGCGGCACCGTCACCGTCTCGTAGTCGAAAAGCACTCGCCCCGGACGCGAACCGACTCCCGCGCCCGGGGCGGGGCACCACCTCAGCGAGTCGGCCCCTTTCCCCTGTAGCCAAGGAGTCGAACATGACCGCACCACGTAAGAACATTCCCGCCGATGCCCCCAAACCGCAGGACCGCAAAGCCAAGAAGAGCGCGGCGGCACGCAAGGCCGAGGCAGAAGGATTCGCCACCATCGAGCAGTGCGGCGTGACACTGCGATTCCCGACCAAGAACCTCCCCATGAAGGCCGTCCTGCGCTATCAGGGCCTCAACGATGATCTGACGCCCATCGAGCCCAAGCAGATGATTCCGACGATGGGCCTACGGGAGCTGCTGGGCGCCGAACAGTGGTCGGCATTCCTGGCAAAGAACCCCACCATCGAAGATTTCGAGCAGGCCAGCGACAAGATAGGTGAAGTGCTGGGAAACTAGTTAGCCTCTTTCGCCTGCTCGCCGAGCATGGCGATGAGATAGAGGCCGACCTAGCGCAGTACTACAACGGACTCGAACTGACCGATTTGTACCGCGGCACCCTCTCTGTCCGCCGTCTGGGCGTGCTGATTCGTCAGCTGCCGCTGCGATCGCGGTTGGTGACCGCGCTCAACGGCGGTCGCCCCAAATGGACAACCATCGAGCATCTGCTCGCCGACATCTGGGCGGTGCTGGTCAAGCTGCTGGGCGACCCGGACAAGGTGCCCGAGAACATCGACCATCCGGTACGTGCCGAGATGGCGGCAAATGAGAAATCCGAGCACAAGCGGGCGCTCAAGGAGCGCTACCTGAAACGCAAGTCTGACCGGAGACGTTCATGAAACCTGTTGTGGAGGTGATACATACGTGACGACCATCGGGTACGCGACACTCCAGATCATCCCGGCACTGCGGGGCGTGACCGAGGCGATCGACCAGCAGATTGACGGCAAGGTCGTCAACGTCTCTATCACGCCCAAGGTTGATCAGAAGGCCGCCGACACCGCGGGCAAGCAGGTCAAGGACACCATCGAGAAGCAGACCACCGATGTTGCGGTCAAGCCCAAGGTCGACCAGCCCGCCGCGGAGACCGCCGGCAAGCAGGCCAAAGAGACGGTCGAAAAGCACACCGGCGATGTCAAGGTCACCCCGAAAATCGAATCCGCGGCGATGGTCAACGCGGGCGCGGAGGCGGGCGCGCGGGCGGGCCGCGCCATCGGCGAGCAGATCGCCAACACCATCCCGACCGGAATGGGCGGCATCGGTGGAACCGTCGGCAACGTGCTGCGTAGCGCTCTACCGGGCCTGGGGTCAGTGGTGGGCGCGGGCACCGGCGCGGCGATCGTGACGGCGATCCTCGATAAGGTCAGCAAAGGCAACTACACCAAGGCCGGTGAGTCCATCAAGCACAGCCTTGTTGGCGCGGTGGACAAGGCCAACGTCGGCGCCGATATTGCTGTCCGGCTGGGTAATTCGCTCTCTGGAGGCCTATCCAAGGCGTCCGACAAGATCACCGCCGTCACCGGCTCGATCACCGGCAGGATCAGTGAAGTCGGCAATGCGCTGACCACCACCAAGGAACTGATCGGCGGGGACGACGCCTGGGGTGCAGGGGCGATCGACACACTGAACAACGCCCTGGGCACGGCAACCCCACTGCTGGAGGGGATGAACGCTGCCGCGGTGCTGGCCTCTGCTGGGGCGAACGCGATCGCGTTGGGCACCAAGGCCGCTGCTGCTGCGCAACGGTTGTGGAACCTAGCGATGACTGCCAACCCCATTGGCTTGGTGGTGACGGCTATTGCCGCATTGGCAGCTGGAATCATCTACGCGTACAACCACTCTGAAACCTTCCGCAAGATCGTTGACGCCGCCTGGGCGGCGATCAAGGTTGCCGCCGAGGCGGTCGTGAAATGGTTTATGGACACCGCATGGCCGCTGCTCAAGCGGGTGTGGGAAGGCATCGGCGAGGGCTGGAGTTGGCTGGTCACCAAGGCTGGCGAGGTCTGGACTGGCGTCAAGGAGAAGTTCACGGCGATAGTCGATTTCGTCAAAGGACTGCCGGGTGCTATCACCAACGCGGCCAAGGGTATGTGGGACGGGCTTAAGAACGGCCTGGTGGCGGTGCTCAACTGGATCGGCGATAAGTGGAATGCGGTCGCCGACACGCTGTCTATCGAGGTCGGTGGCACCAAGATCAGCGCGATACCACACATGCCCAAGTTCGACGGTGGCGGCTACACCGGCAACGTGCCGGCCCAGCAGATCGCGGGCGTGGTTCACGGCGACGAGTTCGTGATCAAGTCCAAGTCGCGCAAGGGGATTGAGAATGCCTACCCCGGCCTGCTGGACTACCTGAACAACCAGGGCAAGTTGCCCGGATATGCACAGGGCGGGTTGGTCAAGGGCACTGCCGAACTCAGTGACATCATCTCGCAGCAGTTCAGACCGTCCGGCGGCATCGGCGGATATCGTTCTCCCGACGGCAAATTCAACGAGCACTCAACAGGCCGTGCCCTGGATGTAATGGTTGGCAACGACAAGGCCAAGGGTGATGCGGTCAAGGACTTCGTGTTATCGAATGCCGCGGCTATCGATCTGAAGTGGGCGATCTGGCGCCAACACCTGTACTACCCGGGTGGTGGCGGGTACGACATGGAGGATCGGGGCTCGCCGACCGATAACCATATGGATCACGTGCACATCTTCTCGGGTCCAGGTATCGCCAATGGCCTTCTCGGGTCGCTGCAGTCCAAGACCGCCGCGGCGGTTAACGCTGGGACTAAGGCTTCCGGCCCGCCAGTCGGTGATGCTCCCGGCGGTTCCCTTGGCGCGGAGGCGGTGAGCGCTGCCGCGCCGGGTGGTGGCTCGTCGTCCACCGGCGGCGGGTTCAATCTGCCGTCATCCCTCTCCGGGCTCTCGGGGATCGGGCTGGCCGGTATGGGCGTCACAACGCAGGTGCCCGGTCAGCCAGAGCGCACATTCGAGTTCGGCAACGCAGCTGCCGCGGCGGTCGGCGGACAGGTGTCCTCGGCGCTCGGAGTGCTCGGTGTTGGCGATTCGCCGGGCTGGCTCAAGGGAATCTCTCAATTCGTCAGCGGCATATCCGTCGGTGGTGGCGGTTCCGGTGGTGGCCTTGGCGGCGCACCCGAGGGAGCAGGCCCCGGCGCCAGATTCGGCGGCGCGACCCCCATTGCCGCGTCGGCCGCTGTGCCGGCGCCCGCAGCGCTTCCCGCGGGGGCGGCTCACGGCACGCAGGCCGGGGCACGGCCGGGGCCGGTGTTCAACACCACGATCAGCGCGTTCGACACCACTGACGCGGTAGCGATGTGGGATCGCAGGAAAAACGAAATTGCGGCAGCGAGATTGGATAGGTACTGATGGCGGTCGCGACGATCACGCTGGAATCGTCCAACGGTGACTCGGTGGTGGTGTCCGCACCCAACGATGAGTACCTGCTCGATGACATCGTGCTCGACACTGATCCGAAGGGTATGTACGACACCGGGTTTACGATGCGCACCCAGTCGGGAGCATTCCAGCCCGGCGGGCGGCCGGTCGGCGAAGAGGTACCGATCCGCAATCCGATTCTGCCGTTCTGGCTGACCCCAGCGTCCCGCCCTCGGTTTCAAAAGCTCTGGGGCACTCCGTACAACCTGCGCAAGGTCAAGTGCACATGGGACGGACCTTCGGGCCCGCGTTTCCTGTATTTGAAGCTGGCCAAGGAGATTCAGTACACGACCGAGGATGGTTTCGACGCTGATATCGACAAGGTCTATCACGCGGTGGTCTCCGCGCACGCGTACAACCCGATGTACGAGGGCGTCGAGGATGTTGCCGATTGGGTCAATCCGGGCAACTTCACCGTCTATCTCGCTGCCACATCTGGAACCTTCAAGCTGGGGTACGGCCCTGCCGGTGCGGCCGTCCTCACCGAGCCGATTCCATACGACGCTGACGCCGCAACCGTGCAAGCCGCACTGGAGGCGCTGTCAACCATCGGGGCCGGAAATGTCACCGTGACCGGCGATCCCGGTCGCTGGACCGTTCGCACACCGGCAACCTGCCCCGGAATGCTCACGGTTGATGGGACATCACTTGCGCCGCTGTCGTTCTCCATCACCCTGGGCACCCTGTCCTACACGATCACCATCGGCGGCCAGACTACTGCGCCCATCGCATTCACTTCGTCAGCCTCGACGCTACGGCAAGCCATCGAGCAGCTTTCCAACATCGGCACCGGTGGGGTCACGGTGACCGCCACATTGTTCGGGTTCGCGCTGTCCTTCATGACCGGGCCGCTGAATGGATTCCTAGTCGCGTTGTTCACCGGGAAGTCCACGGCGGGCATCCACATCGCCCGCGTGGTGACCAACCCGAACACCGGGTATTTCGACGTATGGAACCCCACTGATCAAGACCTCTGGCCCGAATGGGAACTCGACCCCGCCATTCAGTGGCAGTTCCCAGACTTCGCGTTCGGGCAGGAACGTAAGTGGAACCGCCCGGTGGGCGCCGACGCGGCACGAATGATCGTCACTCCACAGCTGACCCAGATGCTGTCCGTGATGTCTGACCCGTTTATGGACACCTACCTCAGCGCCGATCTGTCGAATGCGGCGGGCCTGTTCAACGGGGTGGAACCGCTCTACCCGGTGCCCCAGTACACCGGCACCGCCGATGATCCGGTGGTGGTGCCGGTCGTGTGCCAGGGCCCCTCGGGAGCGAAGGCCACCTTGCGGCAGCGTCGTTTCTGGTCGGCAGAAAGCGGACTTGAGGCGTGAGGGTCAACGCGGTCGCCTTGCACCTTGTGCCCGGCACACCCGAAACCGGACTGTGGTGCGAAATCTGCCTACTGCCAAGCCGGTACGAGGTGGCGCTATACGCGCTGGTCGGTGACAGTGCGCCGATCCACGTCGGTACCTTCCACGGCTGCGACGGGCACCAAGCATGACCGTCGCGACGTTCGCTGAGCCGTTCACCGGCACCGATCACGACGACTTCGCGGCGTGGGCACGGGAGGTGCGCGAGTACCGCATTGAGCGCGCCTACGACCCGCCGCACATCGAGCTTTACGACGGCGATTGGGTCTATCGCGGCACGGTGCGCGGCGAACTGGGCGGGCGGGTCAATCCGATCGTCAACCAGACCGGCACCATTTCGCTGCGCCTACCGATCGATCTCGACGACCGCCGGGGTACGTGGCCGGCGTTCTGGGCGCTCGACGAAGAGGCGCGCGGCACCAGCAATATCCACGTGATCGTCGAGACCATGGGCGCCCGCATCGGCGGCCGGATGAAGGCCAAAGACGGTGTGCATATTGAGCGTGGGGCCACCGGAGACGTGGTGGTCATCGACTTTCTGGACGATATCGAAGAGCTGAAATTCGTTCATACAGCGGGCAATCCGTTCCTACCGTTGTCACTAATCCAGCAGCCGAAGGCGTGGATGCTGCTCGCGCAGGCTGATCACGGGATCTTGCTGACAATGGCGGCGAATCTACTTCGGTTGCAGCTGACCAACATTGACATCGGCACCCTGTTCAAACTGCTCGACCCGGCCAACTGGAACATTCCCGAGCTGGTCGACACATTCCTCAACATCTGGCAGCAGTCGCAAATCGTCATCGTGCCACGCACGTTCGGCGATTCGGTGGCCCCGCTGTCGCTGGTCGTCGGCAGCATCAAGACATCGATCTTCGACGTGGCCGCGCCGATCATGGAAGACGCAGAGCTGCAATGGGATCTGAGGCGCTGGAAGACCGGCGACCCCGAACCGTGGCCTGGCGCAGGCACCAACTGGCGCAACGGCACCCTGTTCGTCCGCATCGTCGACAAGTCAGGGTTCCGCACCGGCACATCCATCGGCGGCAACCTGGCCACGGGCCTGACCCGAACAATCGCCGATGTGCTGTCCAACCACGTCGAGGACAGCTACAACCTGTTCACCGGGGAGACCATCGACGAGACCGGCTACCGGCTGCCCGGCATCCTCGGCACGCAGGCCGCGCACCCCTACGTGGTGTACCGGGACGGCGATATCACCGGCATTCAAACATCGAACTTCTCGCGTTCGCCCGGTGGTGCGGGTCGCATTACCGTGGGCGGCCAGTCCATGCCAGGTGTCAACGAACTGATAAGTGCCGCAATCCAATACGGCGGCGATGTGCTCGGCGACAACATTTCGGCGGCGATCAGCGCGGGCGTCGGGTTCACGGTGTCGGTCGGCTCCCTCGGCGGTGCGATCGATTCGTTCCTCAACCCGATCTACCGAGATTCGATCCTGGCGCACATGTCGGTTCCGCTGCTACTGCGGACAAGCCGTCAGGGGTGGGGTCATTACCTGGAGACCACCAGCACCAACGTCACGCAGGCATTCACCGCGGCGAGCGTGATGGACCTGCGCAGGCGCCGGCGTGAGACCGACCCTGACACCTCATTCAACCTGACCGTCGCCAACGCCTCGCCGTGGCTGATCGGGGACAACGGTTTCGGGCATTGGTGGCTGGGCGATCGTGTCGGCGGCACCAGCAAGTACCTGATGCCGCGGGTGTTCGTGCGCCGCTGCCGGTCTCTGGACATCAATTGGGGTGAGCACCGGCCGTTGACGGTCGAGGGCACCTTCGGGGACACCCGCCAGGAAAAGGACGCGATCGAGCGCATGGCCGAACTGATGAGCCGCACCATGAGCGGCCTACAACAGATAGGACTGTGGTGACAGAGGGTATCTCGCCCGAAGAGGCAAAAGCGCTGGCCGACAAGGTTGTCGAGTCCGAGTTCATCCCGAAGAAGATCCCGGCCGCCGACGACATCGACGCGCAGACCAAGGCTGTTGGTGGCGCGCTGGCCTCGGCATTGCTGACCGCGACGGAAATGCCGCTGCATGTGTTGCAACCGTGGGTCGCTGACTTGTCGGCCCAGCTGGTAGCACTCGGAATCCGCCAGACCGAGCATGTCGACCCCACCGCGGTGCACGCGCCGGCCTGGATCACCGATGGGGTACGCCAGGAATCGATCAAGCTGCCCGAGCAGCCCCAGCACACCGAAGCCGATCCGCATGTGGAGATGACCGCCACCGCGCCCAAGTGCCCCAAGCGCATACCCAAGGCAGCCCGGGCGGTGCGGCGGTGACCACCCCCGGCGGTGTGCCCAACCTTCCCGTTGGCGCACTGACAGTCGAGACCCTGGCCGAGAAGCTACAGGACTTGACACCCGCGGCGATGCGCAACCGCGCCGCCGAACGCATGCCCGGCACGTTCCACGGCTCCACCGGCGGTGACCCGCTGCAAGACCTCTCGCCGTTCGGGATACTGACCAAGCTCTTCGCCGGATTCAACTCCCACGTCGCCAACGCCGACCCGAACGATATTCAGAGCCCCGAAGACCTGCCCGGCCTACTGCTCGACTTCATCGAAAGCCTGCCCGTCGTCGGCCAGTTCGTCGGCCTGGCCGAGGCGATCATGGGCACCTACGACGGCGACGACGAAACGCTGCTGGCGATTCAACAGATCTTCATGCCGATACGTCGCCTGCTCCAGCTCGCCTCTGGACAGGACGTTGGCTGGCCCACCCTAGAAGAGATTGAAGAGGGTTGGCGCAACCTGTTCGCGGCCATCGCCAAGGCGGTCAGCCAGTTCTTCAAGGGCGTCATCCCCGCGGCCTGGGTTGCTGATGTCCAGAAGGATCTCACCGACGGTGCCGGCGGATTCACAGACCCGTCGGTGGTCGAGGACAACCCGGACTGGCACTACGACGCCGCGCAGAACGGGCACCTGTCGGGCAAGTCGATCTACGTCAACGCCGACGGCCATCTGTACGTGATCAGCGTCAAAGACCCTTTCGAGGTGGCACCGGGTCAGACCGTGGACATGGGCGCCTCGGCGATGTGGCAGGG